GGCTGAGGGTAATGTTCTTTTAGTCCATGTATTATTTTTATAATTATATATGATAGCTTCATTACAAACAGTAGATGTACCTTTAGGATAATTAATCCATATCTCTTTATAAAATGGATTCTTAACTATATGTACTTTATTAGTAGCATGGTAACATCTATATACCCTATCTTTGATAAAGTACCAATTAACTATGATATTACTATTAAAGTAGCAGGTCAAAATAATTACAATGATGATATTGATTTAACCTCAGATGATCCATCTATAACTACTTTAATGTTTTTACCTAACACTAACAGATCACAAGGCTATAAAGTTGATCCTCGATCTTATGGTCGTGTTTTAAATTACAGAATAACTTCTTCAGATTACTGGAGATTAGCAACTATAGCTGTTGATGCTAAACAAATAGATCGGAGATAATCTATGGTACTCCACCCACCTATTACTGGTATAGATGAACTCGATTCATTCTTATCACAATTATTTTTAGATGGTACAGTAAACACTACAGATAACGTTGTTATCAATTCAGGTAATGGTCAAGTATATAACCCTACTACAGGTATTGTTGTATCTTATTTGTATCAGTATATACATATCAAATATGCAGATGATAATGTAGGTACTGGTATCTCAGATACACCTACAGGTAAAACATATGTAGGTATATTTAATAGTACATCATCAACTGAGTCTATGAACCCAGCTGACTATACTTGGTATATTGTAGATGGTGGGTTTGGTTCTACTAAATACTTATGGTACATTGTTAATGGTGGTAGACAGTTTAATTATATTATTGATACTGTATTACCCAGTGCATTGTACCAACAAGATACAGGTGTTGCTATTGACCTAGATTTAGTATCTAGTACTACTGGCGCTTCATCTCGAACAGCTTATGCTGCAGCTATTATTGGCTCATTAGCATCTACCCCTACTAGTATTACTACTAGTGGCTCCTCTAGCTTTCCTCCAACTAATACTTGGGGTGGTGGTGAAACATGGACAGGTAGTCCTCCGTCATTAAGTATTGGTGAAGCATTATATAGATCAGATGGTGTATATAATCCAGCAACAAGCTTAACTACTTGGTATGTACCCTATGAAGCAGCATTAAGTGTTGGTTCATTAGATGTAGTAAGCCCTGTTATGGGTAATATACATAATGGTAATGTAGTAAGAGCATCTACTACTATTGGCTCAGGTTCAGGTGTATCCTTTGAATCTACTGGTGCTTTTGCTCAAGGTGATTCTACTAAAAACATTACTTATGATGGGTCTACGTTAACCTTAAATGGTGCGTTAGTTAATACCAGTAATCTAGTAGCTAACTCTGTATCTACTTCTGCAAGTAATAGTAATGCAGGTAATAGTGCTACAATAACATTATCACTTAATGCAGGTGATGTAGTATCTTTGAATGCTTATTGTGATACAGGATACAATACTGCTGCTGTTGGTTTAACAAGAACATTTAGTATTTTTATTACAGGTGCAGCTACTGCAACCTTATGCACAACTACTTCAGTAGTATCTACAGTAACCGCTGTTAATTATTATCCTAGTTCTTCAACAGGTAATGTTTACACAGTTCCAACAAACGGATCTTATACCTTTACAGCTACATACAGTGCTGGCACTGGTGCAACATCTATTCAAGCTATTGTTTTAAAGAGATAATATGGAAATTAATATACTACCTCCAGACTTAGTACTAAAATATTGGCCTACCATTTCTAGTTACTTAGAACAAGCATTAGAACATGGTCAACAAGAATCGTCTTTAGTAGACTATATGAAAAAGATTCTAGATGAAAAAGCACAATGCTGGGTTATTACTAATGAAAATAAATTTATTATTGGTGCTGGATTAACACAAGTTATTCAGTATGCTCAATATAAATCATTACACATCATTGGGTATTCAGGTAGTAACTTTGAAGAACAATCTAAAGTATTCCCCACTGTAGAAAAGTTCGCTAAACAAATTGGATGTAAGTCGATCGAACAATGGGGTAGACCGGGATGGGCAAAGACACTACCTAAATATGTTCCGGGTTTTAAACAAGCATATGTAGTTATGAAAAAAGATTTAGAAGGAACACAAGATGAAACAATGGAAAATAAATAACATAGTTAAACGCTATGGTGGTGGCGGTGGCGGTGGTCAAACAACTACTGTTACTCAAAATATCCCTGAAGAATTTAGACCAGCATTACATAAAGCTCAAGATAAAGCTTTAGAATTATATGATCAAGGTAAGCTTGATGAAGTAGCAGGTGTAAGTAGTTTACAACAAAAAGCCTTTCAACAAGGCGATGTTATTGCTGATGTTGGTAAATCAGGTTTAGGAACATTACAAGATCAAAGCGGTAGACTATCTGAGATGGCTAAAACAGGTGGTGCTAACGAATTACAAGACGCACTTGCTTTAGACATTGGTATGGGTGCTTCTAAAATTGGTCAAGACTATGGTGCAACAGGTACATTAGGTTCTTATAGGCATAATTTAGCATCTGCTACTGCAGAAGACGCTACTAGGGCTAAGTTTGCTCAGCAAGTTATTCAAAATAAAGCTGCTGCAGAAACAGCATTAGGTTCTAATGTTGGTGCTCAAGGTTCTATGGCAGCAGGTACTGCATCTAAGCTAGCTGATTTGGGTAATCAACAACGTAGTATTGAGCAACAAATAGCTGATAAAGATTGGCAAGGTTTACAACGTATGGCATCTACTGTATACGGTAATCCTGCACGACAATCTGCAACTACATCTCAAAATGGGGGTAAATAATGGCGTATGATCCTTGGGATTGGACTAATCAAAGTCAACAACAAGCAGCACCAGTTGCACCTCTCCCTAACACTGTAGCACCATTAGCTGCTTCTAATGAACAAGCTGCTCCTGGTCAATTTGTTCCAAAAAAACCTGATCAGAATTTACAAACATTGCAGAATATGGCAGTTAATAAAGGTGCTGAAAAGGGTGGTGAATATGCTTATGGTAAGTATAAAGAACTTACTGCACCTAGTGATCCGGGCTTAGCCCCATCATCTACTACATGGGGTAGTGCTCCTCCTTTAGGTTCTCAACCTACTACCACAATGACTATGCCCGGTAACCTTGATATGTCAGGCCAAACTATGGCTGCGCAATCTACTGGCTTAGAGACTACTGCATCTGGTGTTTTAACTAATGGTGCTGTTGCTCCTGTAGCTACTGAGATAGCTACTCCTGTTGTAGCAGAAGGATTAGCTACTGCTGCCCCATTAGCAGCTCCTGCAGCTACTACTGCAGCTACTACCGCAGCTACTACTGCTGCTGGTGCTGGTGCTGCTGAAGCAGGATTGCTTGCGGGTATGGGACCAATAGGTTGGGGTATTGGAGCTGCTTTATTAGCTCGATCACTATTTAGATAAGGAATAATATGGGACCACTATCTGCTAAACAACACAGAGAGTACCTAAAGTTTGCCGCACAAGAAAAACGTGAAAATCATAAGATGGAACGTGAAGAATCTCGTAAGCAAGAATTACATGAGTTAAAACTTATGGAAGCTTCTGCTAAAGCTGGTCAATCAGTAGGTCATAAAGAAGAATTACATCATTATAAAATGGGCACATTAGGTGCTCCATTAGGTAAAAGTAAAGTTAAAACACCTAATCCTTTAGCTGGAACAGAGATGTTTCATCAAGGTCAACACATGTTACCTTTTCAAGTGGCTGATGCTGCTAAGGCTAGAAAGCAAAGTACAGATACTGTACCCGCTATGCTTACTCCCGGAGAGGCTGTTATCCCTGAACCCGCAGCACAAGACCCTAAAAATAAACCTATCATTAAAAAGATGGTTCAACAAGGTCGTCAAGCTAATAAAGCTAAAAAGGGTTTCTTAGGGTTCCGTGATGGCTCAGTTAACATTGTTAATCCTGATGCCTCCATCCCTACTAGAGTACAACAAGCTGCTGGATATTCTGATGGTACTGATAGTGTAAGCAATTACGCTCGTATGGATAGTGATGATAATAAGTCATCATATAATTCTGGTGCTCTTAACAATAATAAAGTAATGATAAGTAGTGATGATTCTAAAAAATCTAACTATTATGTTTATAGTAATCCAGAAGATGCTAAAGCAGCTTATGAACAACATAAGTGGGAACACACAGCTGAGTATGCTGATGGCACTCCTGCTGTGCCTCAATTAATGAACTATGCTGATGGTACTGAAATGGTTAATAAAGCTGTAGAAATGTACAGCAAATATACTGAAGCTAAACCCGGATACGCAGATGGTACTTCAGGTGTTCCTTCATTAGCTTATCGTCATCCTGATGTTCCCGGTTCTTCTTTTGAAGATGGTACTGAAAGAGTATATGACTTTAGTAGAGGTAGTTCTGATAGACAATACTATGAAGACGGTACTGATTCTGTAAATTATGAGCTTTTAAATAGAAAAGATTATAATTACATGGAACAAAAAGCTTATGAGAGGCAGATGGAGGATGCTAAACGTAATGTTACACCATTAAGTGAAGAGCAAATAAAAGAAGCAGAACAATTAGCTTATGAAGAAGATCAACGCAGAAAAGGTTTAGTTCCTCCTGCTCAAGTAATACCTATTCCTGCTCCTATTCCTGTTGATCCTGTTGCTATTAAAGCTACAGCCCTTGAAGCGGCTGTACCCGCTAATACTGCACCAAGTACTGTTAATAAGGTAGAAGCAGGTAATGTTTATCAACCAACAATAACTTTACCTGTACCTAAGGTAGAGCCTGTTGGTGGTGCTGATGCATCATATGATATTAAAGAAAGACCTTATAAAGACGTAGGTATGGAAGTACCTGTATTACCTATGTATACAGACAAACCCCAACAACCTGTTGTTGTTCAAGGTGCTGATAGATTCCCTAGTCCTCCTCCTGTTGTAGCTAAATCAACTGGTGGTAATAACAGTACTATTGATATGCCTGTACAAGTAGATACAACTACTGTACCTCCTGTAGATGCTAAACAAGCGTCTGATGAAGAAGTACAAGCAGTACTTGATACTAATGCTGGTAAACAAGGTAAGGGAGTTCCTCAATTAAAACCAGAAGATGATGATACTAGGCCTGAGTACTGGATTAAACATTTACGTGGTAGTCAAAGTGATGTTGAAAAAGCTGTATCGGGTAAAGACCAAGAGACTGCAACTAAAGACCTTAAAGATTATTTTACTTATAAAGGCATTAAAGATTTATTAGGTTTAAATGATCAAGAAGTTGCTCGATTAGCTGTAGCTACTGTCGGCGGTATGTTTGCTGGTTATGAACCCGGTCGTGCATTATCTTATGCAGGTAAAATGGCATTTGAAACTTCTGGACGTAGACAAGCTCAAGAGGCCCAAGATAAGCGTCAAGATAAACAACTTAAAGCACAACAAGAACGTGATGATACTAAGTTTGCTATTCAAATGGCGGGTCAAGCAAAAGCTGATAAGAAAGCTGATAGGGCTGCTGCAATTGCTGAAAAGAAAAATGAGTTATATGAAAGTAATTTACAATTACAAGCTAAAAGGCAAGAAGCTAAAGATGAATCTGATGCCCAATATCGCAAACTTCAAGAACTTAAAGCAGATCGCCAATGGACTCATCAACAAAATCAAGAAGCTTATAGATTAGAACATGACAGGCTTTCTGCATATCAAAAAGCATTAGCTGCAGATGTCCCTAATAGTATTAGAGCAAGGGAAATAAAACGAGTTAATGAAGCTAAAACTTATGAAGAAAGATTATCAGCTATGGAAACAGCTACTACTAATCTTTCTGCTAATACTCGTCATAAAGAACCTAAAGACCCTAACGCTTATAAACCTAATTGGCAAACTTATGTTACGCCTAATGGAGATACTGTTACAGCTTCACGTAGACCTGATGGTAATTTAGATGTTATTGTGCCAGGAAAAGGAACTGCTGTTGCTCCAAATAATTACGCTGTCAATCATACTGAAAAGAAAGATAACGAAAATGCAATTAGAACTATTGTAGAAAATAGAGCTAAAGGTATTAAAGGTCTTAATGAAAGCCAAATAGGGAAAATGAAAGAAGATGCTGTACTTATGTCCCAGCAATTTCAACATTTAAATCCTGTTCAATTTTCAAGTGCTATTGAAAAGACATTCTCCAATCTAAAAGAAAGAGGTGAAAGTTTAACTAGTGATTCATTTAAACATGCATTTACTACAACGGCTATTGTTGAAATGAACCCTACTTATGCAGCATTATATAGTGGTACTGATGAATCAGGTACATCAGGTTATTTATCTGATAATGCGCAAATTGATATGGGTAAAGCAATGGAAAAATTAGCTAAGTCTAAAGGTGGATTAGATGCGGCAGATAAAGATATGCAAAGATTATGGTCTTCTTTAGATCAAGAACAAAGAAACACTATGTGGCGTATAGGTAGTGATGGTAAAGGTCAAGATGTTGGCGTACGTAGAAAAGGCTATTCAGCCTATAGTGAATTTGTTATTGAAATGGCTAAACCCCCAGAGCAACGTAAGTATTCATGGCTTAAAACAATTAAGTAAAAAAAAACAAGGAGAGAGTATATGAAACCAACCGATCCAGTACCAGTACAAGAAGATAGTAGTATACTCCCACCTACAATTTCTACTTCTAATTGGTTAGACCCTGATACATTTAAAAATGCTACTACTGGTAAATCAAACCGAGTTCAGGGGTATAACGCCCCTGAAGTAGGTCATATTAAAGATGGTAGATGGGTTCCCGGACAATACCAAGGTGCATCTGCTTTAATACCTGAGGCTGCTCGTATAAGTGGTTTTAATCAAGGTAATATTGTAGGTACTGACAAGTACAGTCGTGATCTTAATAATATAACTAATCCAGGCACTGGTGAAACATTAAGTAACTTTGCTGTTAAAACAGGATTAGCACCTGTTAATCCTTTTACAAGTGAAAAAGCAATATCAGATAAAAGTTATTTAAGCTCTTTTTCAATATTGTATCCTGAATTAGCAAAGAAAGACCCTACGTTAGCTGCTGTTGCTGAAGCAAAAAAGGCTAAACAAAAGGCCTTAGCACAACAAGGATTACCTGAATACATACCTACTCTTAATGCTCGTGATGAAGCAGAATTTGCTTATCAAAAGAATGCTTTAGGTACTGGTGCTCAAACTAGAATACTTGAACGTATTAAAGATATTGAAAAAGATTTAGCTACATATGGGGGTTCAAGTCCTTTTTATGATCCTGAAACAGGTACTCAATTAGGTACTGCTAATTCAGGTATTACTGATTCTCAAAGAGCTATGCTTTTGAAAGAGAAAGAATCATTAGCTAATCAGCTTCAATATGCTGCTATGGGTCAAGATCTTTATGGTGGCGTAGATATACGCTCTAAAGATCGTACTATCATGAACAAATCTAAATCTAATATAGGTGATATGTATGATAGTATGTGGCTTAACCTATACCAAAATATAGCTGGTATTGGTCAACTAGCAGGAGATACTACTGGATGGGAATCTCTTAGTAAAGTTGCATCTAAAAATGTACAACTAAATAAAATGGAAAAAGGCTTAATGCCTGAAACATTATCATTTAGTGATGTAGCTAATTCTAAAGGTGCATGGGACACTATTGCTAATGGTGCGTCATATATATCAGGTCAATTAATTAATTCATTACCTTATATTGTGGCTATTACTGGTGCTGAAATAGCTACTGCTGGTATGGCTACTCCTTATATTGGTTCTGTGTTATCTACTGTTCCTGTATCAATGCTTTATGCTGGACAATTTTATTCTGAACAACCTGATGATAAAAAAGATCCATTGTTAGCTGTTATGACAGCAATTGGATCTGGTACATTAGATAAATTAGGTTTAGACCATTTGTTAGGTAAAGGTTTATTTACTGTTGCTGGAGAAAAAGAAGCTGTCAAAGCTATAATGGCTAACAGTGCTAAGTCTGGTGTTATGTTAGGCGAAGCAGAAGCTCGTAATCTACTACATAATGCTACTAAGCAAGAGATTATGGAGCTAACTCAATTTAGTAGAGACTTTGCTATTAAACAAATTAAAAGTCCTGAAGCAATAGCTAGGCGTACTGCTGATATTACCCTTAAAGCTGGTGCTGAAATGGGTACTGAAACTGCACAACAAGAACTAGAAATGCTTGGTCAATCTGGAGAACGTAATACTAATTACCGTTATAAAGAAGACTATTATCATCAACTTAAAGAAGCTGCTGCAGGTGGTTTCTTAGTAGGTGGTACTATATCAGGATTTGGTCATGGTGTTAACATGGCTGGATGGCACGGTACAGCTGACTTAATGGCTCTTAATGAAAAGATGTTAGGCGATGCTCAAAGGTTTCAAGCTTTAAATCAACAAAACCTTGATAACAATACTGGTGGTTATAGAACAGTTCAAGAAATGGCTAGAACAGAAAGCAGAAATGCTCAACAAACTAATGCCGAAGGTTTTGAAAACATTCCTGTACGCACAGGTTTCTGGAAAGAAACTGTATTACCAATGATTACTTCTCCTATTTCTATGCTAAGACAATTTGCTCATACAGCAATACCTTCTATCACTAATGAAGATGGTAGTTTTAAAACTAACTTAGCTAAAATAAAAGCAATTATGGGTGGATTTGGTATATTACCCGGAGAACATGCTGCTGGGTTTAGACAAAGAGCTTTAGGTAGATGGTCTGAAGGTACTGATGTACATGAATTAGCTGCTGATCTAGGTGTAGGTACTGCACAAGCAGAAAACTATGTTAATCAAGCTATGGGTCAATGGTCTCAAGGTATTAAGTTAGGTGGGGATGAGCTATCTGAAAAGCTACAAAGATGGAAAGACAGAGTTGATGAAGTAACTCAAGATATGATTAGATTAGGCACTGCAGCTGGTGTGGATGTTACATCTTTACTAGGTGATAATCCTTTATTTAACACTGTTAAAGTTGATCCAGCTAAATGGATGGCTAATAAGATGGATATCTTAACTGAAATGGTTAATGCTAATGCAGATCAAAACTCAGCCAGAACTGCTATTGAAAATTTACTTTCTAATAACAGACAAGAATCTAATTTAGCTAGAGATTATTTAAATCAATATGGTGTGTTTACTAATCCTAATCTAAAGCATTTATTCCAAGAGGGTATCTTTGCTAACATGGAACACCATAAAGAACAAATGGCTAACAGTATTATGGCAGCTACTTACTTTGGTAAGAATGGTCAAGTGCTAGCTAACTTGTTAAGACAAGCTAAAGCTAATGGTGAATTTGCTAATGATGAAGAATACAAAGATACTGCTACTGAAGTAAAAGCTTTTTATGACATGATGAATAATAATTTTCATGCCCCTAATGAAAATTCAATTATTAATAAGTCAATTGGTTGGGCTACTACTGGTAGTATGTTAGCTTACTTATCTAAAGCTGCGGTATCTTCTCAAGTAGAAGCTATTATGGCCTTGTTAGGTACTCCCGGTCATATGATTGGTAAACAATTATCTACCTATTTTAAATCTTATTTTAAAGAAATTAAATCAGATATAAATATGGGTGCATCTTATGCTGCATCTCGTGCTGGTATTGATATGCTTAGATCTGTACCTAATGTTACATTGCAAAATAAATTAGATGCTCTTGTATCTTTACAACAAAAGCCAGGACTTAGTCTTAAGGAACATGAAGATATTCAAAGACAAGTAGAAGATTTAACTAAGCAATACTTTAATGAAAGTCTTATTACTCGTTTAGGGTATAACGATATAGGCTCTAATGCTGCTGTTAGATACGATTATGCTAATAATAATTCTACTATTCAACGTAAAATTATGGGTGTGTTTGCAAGGGCTATTACTCTTAGAGCACAAACAGATGCTAATAGAATAGCTGTACTTTCAGTTGGTGCTGATATTATGTCAACACAATTACGTAGTCTTGCTAATGTTCCTGTTCATTTAAGGGATACTGCTTTTGCTTCTGGTATGGGTTTAACTAAAGAACAAGCCCAATCATTAACTGAACTTCAAGCTTATGGATTAGATGTAAATGGATTTTTAGCTTTAATGGATAAAATGCCAAGCTTAAACCCATTCTCACATGAATTTATGAGTGCTGAAGCTACAAATGCCGAAGCACAACATCTACAAGAAAACGTAGCTACTGCTTTAGCAAATATGGTTGATCAAAAAATTGTTAACCCTCAGGTATTTAACACACCTAAAATATTTAATGATCCTAGATTTAAACTTATTACTGCTATGGGTAGGTTTATGGCTACAGCTAGTGCTGTTGTGTTACCTAGACTATATAAACAATATCTATTAAATGGTAATGCTGCTATGAGATATAGCGCATTTGCTACTATAGGTATGTCTCTTGTTGCTGGTCAATTAATTAACATGCTTAAAAATGGTATGTCTTATGGTGATGATGATAGCCCATATATTAAAAGCAGCGTAAAGAAAGCTCAGAGAGTTCTTTATAGCTCTGGATTGTTAGGTCAGATGGAACCTATAGTAGATAGAATATCCCCATTATATGACTTCAATAATAAGAAACCATCTTTGTTTGATAAGACAGGTAAAAAGGGTAACACTATTGAGGGTAAACCTTTAGGATGGGCTTATGCTACTGCTAAAGAAATGTTACCACAATCACCTCAAGTTACTTGGGGTTCTAATATAGTTAAAGGTGTATCTGAATTGGCTAATAATGAAACACAAAAAGGCGCAAAAGACTTAGCGAGAGCTATGCCAGTTATAGGAAGCTTTCCAATAGCTCAACAGGAATTTGCAAACATGTTCAAGAAAGAAGGTAAATAATGGTCGGTAAAATAAATGTACCATCAACGGTAAGTAGTGCTCCCATTGGTGGTAAGTTATCGGTTCAAGACTTACTGAACCAAGCAGTAGATAGATACGGTCAGGCTCCAACCCCTGTAATACCCGGATCACAAGCTGCTCAACAAGGTGTTAGTGAATACAATCCTGTTCCTTTAAGTGTTCCTGCTTTACCAGCTCCTGGTTTTAAAGGGGTAGTAGAATCTAATAGGATTGGACCTGAATCTTCTCCTGAAGCATTAGCAGAAGTAACCCAATCACCTTATGCAGGTATTCCTCGTAATGAACCTACATTTGATGAAAAAGGTAAAGCAATTATTGACCCTAATACAGGTGAATATGTTACTCGTAGAATACCTATGGAAAGGTTTGGTGAGGAACAAGAAGCACAATTAGAAACTGTTCCTAACTTTGATCCTGCTCTTATGGAAGATAATCCTGTAGAGATGGCTAAACAAATCCTGTCAACCAATAACAAAGCTGACTTTGATGAAGAGTCTATTAATAGACTTGCAGATAAGATGGCTCCTACATTAGCAACAATAGCTAATAATACTGAACATGATTTGTTTAACCCTACAGAGGCTACTATAGGTAGTATGCAAGTTGGTTATGAAGGTGTACCTGTAGGTATTCAAGTTCAACACCAATTTGAATTACCTCAAGAACAAATAAAACCGTTAGCTACTATCATAGGTATATCTCATATCCTAGCTACTGAGCAATCTAATCAATTTAAAGACAGCCCTAACACAGGTTATACTAAAGAAGATGGTATGATCATAGATGCTAATGGTAATGTAATTGAGGATGCTGTACCTGAAGTTAATTTAATTAACTCTATGATTCATTCTGCTCAAAATGCTCTTGATAGAGTAGGTATTGCTATACCAGCTGAAGCTGTTAGACAATTAGTTGAAGCTAAAATACAAGCAGAAAAATATAACGGTAGTCATAGATTAATGCAAGATAAAAATGGCAACTGGGTGTTAGGCTCTACTCCTAGAATTAAAGATATGGCTAGGGAGTTAAGCTATTTATCTGAGGCACTAGCAGGGGATACTCGTAGAGCACCTCCAAGTAAAGTACCTCAATTATCTGGTTCTAATTTCTTGAAACCCGGATCTCAAACTAGTAGAAATACTATGAGTGTTCCTGGAACTAAAGCTACAATAGCGGAAGCTGTTAAGGATATCTTTGGTTCTATTGCTGAAAAGTTTCAAAAGAAAAATGTAATCTCTACATCAAAGCAATTAGAAGATATTAAAGCTAAAATGATTGATGATGAGACAGGCTACTACTCTACAAGTGTATTTGCTAAACGTCATAAAATGGATCAAGCTACCTATAAAAACCTTATGGGTAGAGTATCTCCAGATAAAAATTATGATGACAGTAATCCAGAAAGTAGAGCTAAGTTTAATGAAGCTAAAGTAAGACATGCTAGAGATCAAATGGATTCTCGTATGAATATGCTTAAAAATGATATTGAAAAAGCTATGTCATTAAAAGGATTATTATACTCAGGGTTCATCCATAGTAGTGCTAACCAACGTTTCTTTAGAAACAGTGATGGCACTGATATTATGGCCTCTAAAGGTGGTGTTAGAGAAATGCTTAATTTTGGTGTGCAAGGTCACGTACATGCCACTAATTTATTTAACCCTACAAGGATTAAAGATTTACAACAAAGAGCTAACACTATCTTCGCTAAACAAGGACAAGCTAGACAAGAAGAACTTTTAAAACTTACCCCTATTGAAAGAGCTTCATTAGGATTAATGGAAATGGCTGTAGTAAACTATTATTCTTTTTCAGGTTCACCTGAAGTACAAAGAAAAAATATTAAAAAGTTTTCTGAAGCTGAATTAATTAATATGTATACGCCTGAAATAGGTCAAACACTAGCTGCTCATGGTAAGGATTATAATGATTGGTTAAATAACAAAATAGATTCTGATCATCCTTTTGTGATTAATCAATTATCTAAGATGCCTAGAGGTGAAGCACAAGGTCATGCCAACTTATGGGATGATATGTTCCAAGTTATGATTGTAGCTATGGATCCTGCTAACAAAGCACCTGTAAGATTATCTGCTTTAAACTATGATGATGGTAATCAAAATGGTATTTTCTTACAAGCACTTTATTCAGGTAACAGTTCTACTGCTACACGATTAGGTTCTTATAACCCATCATTAGCTGATATGCGTGGTCACGCTCTTAATATTATCTCTGATCAATTAGATGAACTCTTGCCTGATAACCCAGAGAGAAGAGAAGCATGGGCTAAATTCTTTAGTGAAGCTTATAATAAATTACCCGACAAATTAGCGGCTGATTTGTTTAAAGTTCCCATGATGCAAAACTCATATGGTAAAGATGCGGGTATGTTCTTTGAGCATGTTAGAGAATTCTTAGAAGATTCCCAAGAGTATTCAAACATTTACGGTGATGTATTATCTTCTGTATATGGGAATGATATTAACGCAGCAGCATCTGACTTATCTAATGCTATGGAATCAACCTTAAGAAAAACTATTAACCCTAAGTTTGTAGAAGCACTTAAGAGAGCTGGTCGTATGTTTGCTATTATGGATACTGTACCTACTATGGAAGGTGTAGCTAAGGACGATTGGATATTTAGTTCTGTTGATTGCGGGTTCATACCCGACTACAGTAAAAATACTGTTAGTACAAGTGTAACACCTGAAGGTCAAGAGATAATTGAAAAGACAATAGGTAAAATAACTACCCCTTATATGACACCTAATGGTGTTGTTGAAGCACCTATGGCTAGACGAGGTTTAAACCCTAATGCTTCTAAAGGTATTCAAAGATTCTTTAATAAAAAGAAAAAGACATTTGATATCTTTGAAAACCCTACTGGTTCAGCCTTAGCTAGACAAATGGGTGTTATGCCTATTCAATCTACTGATGGAGATTTAATTAAGCTAATGATGTTAGCTATTAATTCTAAATTAGAAATGCCTATGCCTATAGCTACTGTTCATGATGCTTTAATTACAACAGCTGATTCAATGCATCTATATAGAAATGCTTATAATAATATTGCTATCCCACAAGCTGTGGGTGAGATAAGTAAATTTGGTCACAAGCTAGAGAAAGCTTATATTAAATCTAAAGAAAAATTATTTGATAGATTAGTTGGCGAAGAATATATAGGCATTGGTGAGAATGGTGACTTCCCTTCTCTTGGAGCGGTCTTTGATGAGATATCAAAGAAAATAGAAAGTCCTGCATATAAAGAAATTTTCTTAAGACGTTCTCATAATAGCGAAGCTAATTGGGATGACTACGTAGCTAAACAAAAAGCTATTCTTAAGAAAGCAACTGATGCTGGATGGGTACAAGGTAAACCTAACTTAGCAGTAGATGCTAAATCTTTTAGAACATTATTCAATATATCTGAAGAGGTATTTGGAATGGGTGGAGCCAATAATAAATTCAAACAATGGGTAAATAATTTCCCAGTTGAAGTAGAACAAGGCTGGAAAGAATTTAAGCGTAACACTGGTAAAGGTGGTATAGCTCAAATGACTCATGCATAAATAAAAAACCCCCTCAAGGATTATTCCTTGAAGGGGTTATTTTTTTTTTTTATTTACTTAAAAGATCACGAATTTCTTTTTTTGCACCTGCAGCTAAGTTATCAGCCTTGGCTAGTGCATCTGTAAAGGACATACCTTGTTTGATATATCCATCATAATTTTCTTTGTGCATCTTACGAATAGCAGCATCATTTAATCCTGGAGTGTTAGCTAACTTAGGGTCTAAACCTAATGACTCACACACTTCCATATCTGAGGTTTCAGTATCACCTCTTAATGCAAAGATGTTATAGTTTTTTACATCACTCATGTTAAACTCTTTCCTAATGTAGCTTTAATTTTCCAACGTAATTTAGATAAGCCTTTTAGATAGTCACCAATAAGGGTAGATAACCCGCCTAATTGACTTGATTCTGCTTTGTCATAAACCCATTGAGCATTAGTCATTAAAAGATTAAAGTCAGTTAATAGAGAATTAAACATGGCAGCACTATTGTCAATCATACTGGTTGACTCAGTAATTTCTGTGGTAGCTAACATAGCTTTCATACTAATAGCAGTAGGTAAATTTAACTGCCTAATCTGCTCACCTAAAGTGTCATGTTGCTCCCATAAGAAATCATAAATTTCTTCTAATAATCCATGATCTTGTGCAAAGGTAGAACCTTGAACATTAAAATGGAAGGCATGGGATTTAAAATAAGTAGTAAAGTTATCTGCATGGAGACATCTTAAAGCAGGGGTTACTGAAGAATATTCACTCATTTCTTTTCTTCCTTTTTCTTTTGTCCAAAGATCTTATCGTAGTTATCTTTAAACTTTTGTTCGTCAGTAGGACGTCTATTACTACCCTTACTCATTAGCTTCTTCCCAATCAAAAACATGTGTGTAGTCATCTACAAAATCTAAATGACAATTTGCTGGAGGAAAGTAACCCATACCTCGTAAGAACCTTTCAAACTGTTCTATTACTTCAGTGATATGGGAATGAGCAGACATCTCCATACGAGTAATTAGTTTAGGGTTACTATGTGTACACTCAAAGACAATGCTGTCTCCACGCATATCTTCAATATCATATTCATTAATCATCTGATTCCCCTAATAACTGACCAAGTGATTTTACTCTGGTTGTTTTGTTTTCTAACTCTTGTGCTTTTCTTGCTGCAAAATAACTATCTTTATTTTCTTCCATAAATTCTAACACTGCTGTTAATTCATTAATAATTAAACATAACTTCTTAGACTTTTCAGAGTAACTTTTCTCATTGTATACACAAAAATCTAAAGTAATATTCCTACTGCAATCAGATAAAGTAACGTAAGTATCTATAGACCAATTATTAACATCACAAGTAACTTCAATAGCTGCTATCCCATGTTTATTATTAAGAAATTTTCTTGAGTTATATTTTTTAGATTTCATATGTGTCCTTAGTGGTGGGTCATGCATGAATCGAACATGCACTCGTGACTTAGAAGATCACTGTTCTATCCATTGAACTAATGACCCTGATATGGTTGCGACAATTGGGTTTGAACCAATGACCTAGCGATTATCAACCGCTTGCTCTACCAACTGAGCTATGCCGCATTGTATGGTGGATTTTCTAGGGGTCGAACCTAGTTGCCCCGAAGGGCTACAGATTTACAGTCTGCTGCAGTCGCCAATGCTGCTCAAAATCCTTGTATGTTGGTTGCGGAAACTGGGATCGAACCAGTGACCAAGGGATTATGAGTCCCCTGCTCTACCATTGAGCTACTCCGCAATGATTCCTATTAGGGGTCAGCTGGGCTGTCCAATAATAAAATCTTCTAACTCTTTTACTGAGATAGCACCTACTTTAGTACGCAAAAGATTATCATGATCATCTGTAATAGCAAACGTAGGTACAGCTCTCACGTTAAACTTGATAGCAAGATCTTTGTCCTTATCAACATCAATGTGATGAAGCAATGCACCATACTCAACCATGAAATCAATATCCTTGATACGATCATTCATGACCTTGCATGGTTGGCAAGTAGACGTAGAGAATTTATAAAGGTTAATCATAGTTCACATACTCCTGCAGTACAAGCTAACATCTGAGCACCTTCTACATTGTCACGATCTTCTGTGAACAAGTCCCAATTAATATTAGGTTGTGCATTATATAAGCTTTTATAAGTATCAGCATCAATAGTTTCATATGGGGCTTGATGGTAAGTACCGCCATCATCAGGTAAGAAACTGATACCAGTACACTCATCAAAGTGTTCATATACCCATGCACCTACATCCATCCACTCATGTTCTTTAACAGAGATAGTTACTGAAGGCTTATGCTCACACCATTGACGTTGGTATACTAACCATAAGTCTAAGTGTTGCATAGCATTAAGGTCTTGACGAGTAAACCCTTCACATTTCATAGGGAAAGAGAATACAACTGTTTGTTCAGGCTTCATAAAGCATGGTTCATTACTGACACCTTGCTCGATAAGGAACTGTGTTAATGGATCTTTAATATCCTGACGAATACGTCTGATGTAATATGGCGCATGACCAGGATGAATACCACTACTTGTTAATGTTAATTGAGATACAGTACCTTCAGGCTTAACACAAGTAATGGCTGCTGACTCAGGTACACCTAAGATCTCAGACCATTCTTGATTTGTTACACGAGCTACATCACGTAGTTCAGCTAATAGTTCATCAAGGAACTGTGGACCTTCATCACGTAGGTTTTTATTATCTAAGATACCAGTCATAGACACACCTAGTAGACGTTCCTTTTCAGTATTTTCTTTCCAGATATCACGAAGATAAGGGAAGAAAGTTAAGGTTGACTGCATGGTTCCCATAATAGTAGCCACTCTGACCTTGTGTTTGAGGGACTCAGGAGTATCTTCTGGTGAGACAACAACGGTGGATAGGTTACAAAACTGGTATGGTTGTAAGATGATTTCTGAACAGGGATTAGTTCCGTAATCAATATCATCTGGTCTGCGTCCCCACTTTGCTGCTTGTTTTTGTGATGCTTCACGATTAAAGATTCCTCGTTCACCTGAATGACTGTTATAGATGTCTAACCATTCCTTCATAAACTCACCCATAGAAGGCTTGCTGTTGTATACAGCTGAGTTATTAGCTAATGCACGTTCACCGTGGTTCTTCCACCATTCACCTGCTTTAGCGGTAGCATGGTCATGATCGCCTAAGTCACCTAAGCTGATCATAGCACTACGTCTTACACCACCTACAACAACTACCTCACCGATCTTACACATGATATCATGGCACTCGATAGGCTTTAGCTGACGCCCTTGGGCTAACATGAACTTGGCAATAGTATATTTAAACAATTCCTCTAATGGACCGGGTCCAGAAGCACGACCACCAAAGGTCTTCAGAGGAGTACCTGCTGGCCTCACCTGAGAGACATCCCACTGAGGGATTACCCCACTATATAGGTGCTCAATCAGCTGCTTGTAGGCATCACACCAGCCTTCCTTGCTATCCCCTACTACAATAGTAAGGTCTGATTCTGTAAGGGAAGGTACTTTAGGTAATGTAGAAGTATACTTAACCTCTGCCGAGAAGCCCACTCCTGTACCACATAATAGGATGTACATGGCTTCGTCAAAACAACGAGGATGGTCTACAGGTAAGTAAGAACAATTGTATGCTGCTACGTTGGTACGCTTTAAGGCTTCTCCAGCGGTCATGATAGAGCGCATAGATGGTAGAACCTTTAGTTCTTTAATAGAGTTCTCTAGCATAGGCCAGATAGAATCATTAGGGTGTAGCTTATCTTTTAATTCTTCTTTAAAGAATTCAATCCAACGAGTAGAGGTTTCATTCCAGTTTTCTCTGCGCTTTTGTTCAGGTAAGTAGCGGGAATAACGAGATTTGGCAATTAGGTTTTGATAAGAGTTCATGATATCCTTTTAATTATTGTTCGGTATTAGGGGTCAACTAGCAGAAAAAGTATTTTGAATCATAGACTTGTTGTAAGTCTAAATTACCTGCCTCAGGTTGAGGGTAAGCAAAGGTATTCTTATGTAGCATCAATGTATCCATAAGATTGTTAAAGAAATCAGGGATATCATATTGAGCTACGAAGGTCATCTTAGTTACTTCCTGAAGAAAATCCACCTCACTGGCGTGAGTACTAAAGCTATCATGAACGGCAGCAAAGCTACTGTTAAAGATACTAATAGTATTAGCCATATGGGAGGCATCGTAACTATGTACCACGTTAGGACTAATACCAGAAGCAAAAGACCTTCTACAAGGGACTTTCTCTCCAGTTTCTTTATTGAGTACATCCACTTTGATAACATGGTTAATTCTACCTTTAGTATTTCCGGGTATACCTTTGATAGTACCCTTGTGTTTACGTTCATGTTGCAAGAAAGATTTATAGATGACAGGAAAGCCTGATGGTGTATGCCATGACATTTGATTACGACCAGAGTTAAGCTCATGCTCTGCAATCTTCTGTAAATACTTAGTAGTCTTTAATGGACCAGAACAAACAGTGTTAATAGCCTTAATAAGGTTACTGGCTAACTCACCACACTCTTGTTCAGTGATATTGTATTTAACAGTGAACCCTTCTACGTGGCAATCATCGTACATGTTCTTAGCTATACGTTGTTTACCAGCTGAGTATGCACGAGTCATTGAACCTCTTTTAGCAATCCCTTTTCTGATGTCCTTCATGGGCATCTTTTTATTTTCAAAATAGTTAGGCATCAATCCAATAAGTTCTTTAGCTACAGCTACATAGAAATCTTTTTGGATATCAGTAGGCATTAATGATACTAGCTTACCTGCTTGTTTATCCTTAGACATAGCTGCTAAGTGCTGCCAGCCATTGTTACTTCCATCAATAGGAATAGGAAAGCCAGATTTATATGGTAAGCCTTTAGCTTTACAACGCATATAGTTAGCTATCTCACAACAACAAGCAAGTAAACTATAAGGCTTTTCAGCTGATTGATCAATGTATTTTGTCTTAGCAATACTACTAACTATATTAAGGTTATTATCTACCCAAGCTACTCTATCTTCTAGAGTCATCTTATCAAGTGAAATAGTATCTAAACCTTCTTGAGTAAGATAAGCTTTGTAGTCAGTAGTAAAATACTTAGGTATTTCATTGATGTTAAATGATTTATTGTAGCATCCCGCTGTATGAACCTTTAGCCAGAACAAACCACGATCAGTTACTTCCTTTTTATTTTCGAATAAAAAGAGACTACGAGCCAAGTCACTACCCTGAAATTCTAAGAATGATTCAGCATAATATACTCGACCACGATAGTCACAAGATACTTCTTGATAGAATGTTCTATCACCTACTAGCTCTGCTTTCTTTAGCACTTGGTTGTATTCAAAAAATTTACTTAGCATACGTTGTAGCTTAGGGTCTTTCTTACCTAAGAATGTTGTACCATCTAAATGCTTAAGCTCTTTAGGTAGCTCTAAGTTTTCATAATGGATATTGTAGTTATACATTACACCATCATCATCTACTAGCTCTAATATTTCTTTAGGCTTAGTACATTGAATACCCTGTAGTACATCTAAGTTTACTTTCCAACCTTGTTGTCTTAATATCTCAAGTGACTTGACAAAAGGTTTATCGAGGTATTCATGAAACAGTTTACTGTTAGTCCAACCCTTAATAAAGGGTTCTTTAGTAAGGTTACTGTATAGACCAGCAATAGGTAATAAAGGTTCAAATGAAGTACCAATCAATGTTGGTTTAATATTGTCAGGCATGTTGACAATACGCACCATGTAAGGTGCTTTGAATCCTTCATACTCACGGAAGATATCTATAAGTCCTTCTTGGAGAAACGTTTCGAGTAGAATGTCTCCAAGAGCGAGAGTTGATTTGATGTTGCTCTCATCAGTTCCAATAGCTCTTGCGATTCGCTTTCCGATAAGGTCACTTGCAAAAGTAAGTTTAACTGATGCGCTATGAGTTGCATTCTTGTTGCGAATACAGTAGCGGAGGAGTGTGTCCCACGATTCATTTACAAACCTTTCTAAGTCATATTCCCATGTTGGATGATGTGCTAATAGTCGAGCACCCTCATTATAAATCTTATCTGAGTTGACTACGACTTTAGCTACTCTTTCAGATAAGTATTGTACTGGATTCATAAGTTCCTTAAGCGAAATCTACCATTGTTTTCTTGTATAACCGACCTGTATCAGAATCATAATGTGTTGTACCACATCTGCCTGTCAAACCAGTTAGTCGTGACTTAAGTACTTGAAGTTGAATTGTATTACGAATTTCAACATCATCATTAGTCATGTCTCGTGCAAAGCCAATAATATCAAATGCAATTTGTTTAATAGAGCCAGAGCCTTTGATATCATCTAATGAAGGTAGTTTACCTTCTTCAAATGGTGTCATACCAATACCTGATTTACGTAGGTGACTGATAACACCTAACCAGATGTTATGCTTCTTAGTGATCTTAAGTAGGTCAGACATGAATGAATCAACTGCTTCATTACCAGTCTTACCCTTAGCACCTTCAGATACAGCAATAGTGATGTGATCTAAGATAATATACTTACAACCCATAAGAGCTAAGTGTTCCATCTTATCTACTAATGATTCATCACTAACAGAACCCTGATGGTCTAGTAATACTAAGCGTTCATCACCAAAGACTTCTTGGAATGCTTTATACTTTTCTTCTTCAGATACATCTTCTCTGTTTAAGTTACGCTGTAGTTTCATACCAATAAACTTTTCAGCTGTATCACCTACGGATTCCTCAAGTGAAACCATACCGATCATATCAGTTGTTTTAGCTAACAGCTCTAATACAATCTCTTTAATAACAGTCGATTTACCTGAGCCAGTACCTGAAGTGAACAATACAATCTCACCCATACGCATACCTTTAATCTTATCGTTAAGACCATCAAGGCATTCAGGATAGGGGATAGATACAACAGAGTCTTTAAGCTTGTATTGTGTCCAGATGTCTTCGCCTTTAACTACGTCTGCTGGGCTATAGCTACGTGTATTAAATACACATGACATGAGAGCCTCAACACCGTGTTTAGTTAGTACATCACATGGATCTTTCTCAGGTAAGGTAGCTACTTTAACTTTATCATAGCCAATAATCTTGGCTGCTTGTTGAGTAGCTTTTTGACCGGGATCATCCATGTCAAGCATTAAGATTACTTCCTCAAATGAACGTAAGAACTCTCGTTGAGCAAGTACAGTTGACATAGCTGACGCAGATGGTAATGCGACCACGGGGTAAAACTTGTTATACTTACTATATTGGGCTTGTGCCACGGCAAGAGCATCCAATTCGCCTTCAGTAATAATAATACGTTTACTACCTGTGGAAACATTCTGACCAAACAATTCAGTGTTTTTAAAGTCACCATGTGTAGTGAATGTCTTAGGTAGCTTACGCTCTTTGTATGCAACAATGTTACCATCCTTAGTATAAGGATAGAAGTGACTAACGATAGAACCATCTTCACCATAGCTAACCTTAACACCATAGTGTGCAGCAACCACCTTATGGATGCCTCGTTCTTGAAAACCTCTTGTGTCATAGTTCTCGATTTCCTCTAATGTATGCATGGAATAATTCTCTTTGTGGTAAACAGTTGGTATAAAGTTAGGGTCAATAGGAGAGGACTTCTGACAGCTAAAGCAGAAGCCCCATTCATCATCTTCTTTGTAGCTAAATGCGTCTGATGAATCACACTTAGGGCATGGTGCATGTACCCATCTTGTCATTGCCAATCCCTATTTTCTTTTAGCTCTCTGATTTCTTTTCTACGTTCTCTAGCTTCTTGTTGCGTAGTTCTTTTCTTAGTGAATTGCTGTTTGAATTCATCTTTGAGTTGAACATATTCAGGTAATGGTGTATCTTTAACTTTAGTCTTTTTCATTTTGAAGGCTTAATAAATTTTACCGCACCAATGTTTCCATTGTACCAAACTCTTTCTCCATCTTCTGTAAGATCCCTTGAAAGTACTTCTGATGCCCATTGCTCTTGGACCTCCCGATAAGTGAGCATTCCTCTACCGAAGACCCAGTCGAAGATAACAAAAGTAAATGATGATACTCCATAGTAGTTAATATCGTCCAGTAGTTCTCTGCACGAGGACTGATAATACTTCCAATCACTTTCTTTACGAGTGACAGTTCGTCTGGTTGCTCCGGGTTTAAGCTTCTTTGATTCACTTATTAATTGCTTTCTTCCAATGTATCGTCTTCCTGTTTGGAGGTTTTCGATGTAGTAGATAAATCCAAAGGCTCCGTCTGGTCTGTCTGTGAGAGGGTTCCAATGTCCGTAGTCAACCATGTGAGTCTGTCCTTAAGTTCTTCCATTGATAAGGGTCTAAGATCTTCATCAAATTCCCTGATATAAATACAGTTAGCGCACCTGACAAAATTATTATACCATGTTTCAGGTTGTTTGTCTTTCCAGATCTCGATAACCTTATCCCACAGTTGGTTATTAGGTGTATCTTTAATTAGCTTCTCAGCTGTCTTAGCACCTACACCACGTAACCCTTGGATGTTATCTGTAGCATCACCTGTTAATATCTGTGACATTAAGAAACGATATGCTTGGATATCATCCATGTGGTATATCTCATTGGTTCTAAAGTTATGATGCCATCCTGAGATAGCATTCAAGTCTTTGTCAATATGAGATACAATAAAGGTTTTACCTTCATCAAGAGCCTTACGAGCTGTAATGCTACATAGATCATCTGCTTCACCATTGTCACTAGCTACGCAGAAGTCTTTAGAGTATTCATATAGCATATCAATACGATCTTTAACCTCAGGTTCAATAGTATCTTTACGATTACCTTTGTAGGCTATGTCTACTTGATATCGGAAGTTGTTATTACCTTTAATAAAGACAACTCCGCTAGGTGCTCCGGTAATCTCCATGATCTCACCAATCTTTTTATCTAAAAGTTTCTTACATAAAGCTGGTGAGGGTTCTACAAAAGCAATCTGATACATGATACTATCTGCATCAATGATTGCTAAGTCAAATTGAGTATCAGACATTATCACACCATTCATAGAATTCTTCTAACAACTTTACACCTACTACTAATCCAGTTAATACTAACCCTAATACCATACCCACAACAATAATGGGTGATATTAAAATAACAGTTACAAACTTAATTAAATTACTAATGAACTTCTGCATATGTCTTTCCAATGTGAGCGTCACCACCCATACAATTAATACCAAACCATTTAGGTGCTTCAGTGAACGCTTCAATGGCTAACTCTTTAACTTGTTCTGCATATTGATCTTCTACTACTACAGCTAATTCATCATGATAGTGAATAGAAAAGTAAAAGTGAATACCTAACTCTTGTAGTTTCTTTTTAAGATAAACAATAGCTGCTTTACAAGTGATACCTTCAGCTGTTTGTAATAAGTAGTTTAATACTTGATGCTTAGAAGATACGAAGATAATACGACCATCAATACCACGAATGAATGCTTTGTCTTTACCAAACTGATTAGCAGTTCTTTCAAACATTTCTTCAAGCTTTTCTTTAAGTTCTTTTAATCCGGGGATTGAACTCTGAAACTTATCTATTGATTCTTGTCCTCGTTTAACATCTGTTTTTCCTGTGAGGATGAGTCCCAACTTTCCTGCTCCACCTCCAAATAAGAAAGCATATAGCCAAGGCTTAGCGAGCCTACGACTAACATCAAGAGTGTTAGCATTCCGAGTATGAACGTCTCCATTGATCACCTCATTAGTAAACTCATCATTGTTAATGTAGTGACATAAACCCCGCATCTGATTACCAGCGGAATCAGCCCCAACGATTGATGTACCAGATTCGCATGTGAGAAGGCTTCGCATCTCTTTTCCGTATACTGAATCCACACTAGGCAGATTAGCCACAAGCTCATGCCTACAACGGAAAGTTGGAGTGCCAATAGTCCACATACGACCGTGAAGACGATTATCACCGGATCCTTTAACAGCTTCAATCCATCCTTCCAAGATACCTTTCCTTGATCGGATTGTATAGTATTCGCTAACCAATATAGCATCAGGGCCAAGCCGTTCAAGAGATGACTCGGTAATCT